CTCCAGTTTGAGTTATCATTGGAACATCTGAATATGTGAAAACTGCATTAGATGGTGTGTATCCAGCGCCAGGATTTACAATAGTTACATCATTTGATCCATTGATTGTTGCAATACCAGCAGTATTAATAAGATTTGCAGATACATTTAGATTGTCAAACTGACCAATCGCAACGCCAGGTACTAATCCAGCAGCTGGAGTTGTTGATAATGCAGTTGATAATCCAATAATTGCCTTTCTAGAAAGTGATTGAATTGAGTTCTCTGGTAAAGTAATAATTTGATCATTACCTTCAGATAATTCTGGACTGAAGAATCTACTTACGCCTGGATTTGTATTGAAGACTGCCTTACGAATCGTAAATTTAAGATCTTCATACTGACTTGCATCCCAAGTAACACCGTTCTGAGACTTGAATAAAGATCCTAAGTATGGTTGCTGACTAATAATAACCTGTTGTTCATCAGGTAATCCAGCAGTGGATATATCCACCTCACCCATTCTTGATATCCAAACTGTATAATTTTCAGAAGCTGATAATAGAACTAATGCATAACGTGATTCACCTTGCAAATAAACAGGAGAATCAAACGTGAATGTTGTTGGAGTTGATGCATCATCTGATAAATCAACCTGACTTGGATCTAAAGTTACAACACTAAAAGGTAATATCTTACTTGTAGGTAATCCAGTCTCAACAGTTCTAATCTGTAGTGTTACAGGTAATTCTTCATCCTTTCCTCTGAAGAAACAATCAACAGATGTAATAAAGATACCACTACTGTCATTCACAGTGAATGATTGTGCTAATGGATCATCATCAAATTCAAAGAAGTTTCCTGTGAGAACTGTTTCAGAATCACGTTTTCTTGTGATTCTATCATTAACAATTCTTTGATCTGATACACTTAATCTTTCAATTTGAGGAACTTTAGTACTTAAAATTTGATTTTGAGTATTTTCTAATATACCAGAAGCTGCAAAGTTTGCTTCAGCTGATCCTGTAACAGTTCCAGATACTTTAGAATTGACGGGACTTGTAGTTAAACGAAGTGTTTTTGTACCAGTTTCAAATCTTGGATTTGCATCAATATTTGGATTTGGTATTTCATAACATGATGTTAATTGACCTATACCATCAGAAATTAATCTGACATCAGATACTGTTGCCTCTGCACCACTTGTTTGACCAATTAACTTTAGATTTTTTGCAGCATGTCCAAAGAATGTACCTTGAACCTGAGTTGCAAGACTAAATGTATCAACATTTAAAATAGTTGATGATGTAGAATATACTGTTGAAATACCAACATTACTTTGATATGGATTTAATGTACTAACTTTGGTTGGTGCATTATATGGGCCTTCTTTATGATTTGGTGCAGCTAATCTAAACACAAACTTATTGTCACTTGATTTGACAGTCTCTCCAGTTTGGAATATGCCTGAAGTCATATTAACTTCAAGGAATTTTGGTGTAGTGAAATTAGTTACATCAATGTTATCAAAATAAACATAGAAACGAGTTCTAGGTTTCATTCTATGAGTTATAACTTCAATGTTTCTCTTTCTCATGAAAGGAACAACATCACGACTTAGAACTTTACTTCCTATAACTTCGCTTGTTATCTTTGGAGTAACTTTATACTGAATACCATTTCTTGATTGTCCTTGTTTTATTTCAACATCTTCAAAGGTAGTTGTTTCTGTCAATCTTGCATTGAATATGCCAGCATCATTAGCTCGACCATTAAATCCCCTAACTGCGTTCCTAGTCGCCCTATTAAGAGCATCCCGTCCTCTTCTATTTTGTAAAAATATAGTTCCTAGATTAGTTGTATTTGTTGATGTTCTTGTACCTAAAATAGTTTCACCGCCCCAATCTGTCTGCCAAGATCCCCAATTAACCTCACTGAATCCAGTTTGAGCATTAACTCCCAACTCTCTGACTTTTTGATCGTAAGCAGAATTATCTTCAGTAATAATTGATTCAACTACTTTAGTATCTGTCCATGTATCAGAATCTGGATTTATTTTCATGTCTCCAGAATAATAAACAATCAGATAAGGATTAACGTTTTCAATTCTTGATGCATAAACTTGTTTTAGATAATCTTTTTCTGAATAATCTAAAGTTAAAAGTCTTCCTGTTTTCTTTACATTTTCACCATCAATATCAGTTAAGAAATTAAGGTCTAATGTTGGATTTGCAGTTGTGCCAATTCCAATAAATGATTTTGAACCAACTACTAAATCAAGACAAGTTGTGTAATGGCCAGGTCTTAGGTATCCATTTTGAGCATCAATACTCGCAGAAAAATCTGGATGTCCGATTTGATGAGCTTCATGTTTTTTAAAGTTATCAACAAAAAATCCTGACTTGAATCGATTTAATCCATCCGAATCTGTAATTTGTAAATTTGCAGTATCTTGTTCAAGAAGAGAAAGTGCAGTATAATATTCAACTTGTTCAAGTCTTTTCTCAAGTCTTCCAATGTCAGACATTCTAAAACGTTTATGATCCGTTCTTTTGGTTGAAATATTTTTAATATTTTTTACGAATGCAGGCAAAGATATTGATGCAACTTCTATTGCATCACTAATTGGTTGTGGTGATTTAGGATCATCAGATGGCACACCTTGTAAATATACAAACTCACCAGTTTTATCAAGGAACAACTTATCCTTTCTAGGTAGGTAATAATCGTAACTTACAACTAAATTTTCATCTGGAACCAAAGGATCAGGAATATTATTTTCTTGTGATGCAAAACTTCTTGATCTAAAATCAAATGGCGATATTGTGGATGATACATTATATCCAGCCACTTTAGGTCGAATATCAATCAAATCGCTATTTGGAACACGATAAGTAACATCTAGAGGCACTTTCTTTTCAATACCACTAGGATAACTTGATGCAGTATAGAAATCCCCAACATCATCAGATGTCACAAAGAAGTTTTTAAATACAACTTTTAATCTATTTGTTGGTGCTTCAAAAATTCCCTTTCTTTTAATAAATGAGAAGTCATAATATGTTGATTTTATATTTGAATCTAATTCAAATTGATTTGTAATATTACGATCACCCTCTGTGGTTGCAGTTACAGAAGCAGTGATTCCTGATTTTTCTGTTTTAACTTTTTCTCCAACATTAAAAGTATTTTGATTTAACAGAACAATTCCTAATGTTGTTACGTTTGGTTTCTCAACAACCAATCCAACTGCATTACTTGCTAATCCAGTAATCTTTTCTCCAATAATTAAGTCTGAATTATTTCCACTTGGCCCATCATACGCAGTTAAAGTCAAAGCAGGTAGATCAGGATCTCCAGCATCATTTGATTCAATGACTGCAAGTAATTCAATTGCATCAGCAACATTCAATGATATCTTTCTATCTTGAACTCTTGTTCCAAATATACTACTTGAAGTTAAACCATCATTTAAACTATTTGTTCCAATTCCAGATGAAGATTCAACTGATCTATTAACAATTAATACATTTGATTCATTTACTTTTTTCTGTTTAGTTACAACTTTTGATTTGAGAACAGTTGCAAATAAGTTTGCTTTTCCTGAAGCTTTGCTTAAAGCAACAAATGTAACTGTTTTCTTATCGGCAGCAATTGTTATTTGACTTGATTTGAGTGGTTCAACTGATCCGTCATCATATGATATAAAATATCTTTCTTCATCAAATGGTTGGAAGAATAAATCTGCACCAGCATTAGGTGATGTAAATTGGTTATTCGCAACTGTAATATTAGAAAACTGTTTTCTTAATTGAAGTGTTGTATTAGTTACATCAAGACTTTCAAGATTGATGTGTCTAACAGGTGTGACAAGACTATTATCACCTATCTCAAAAGATGGAGAACGAAGAACAAGATCATTTACATCAATTGAGCCTGGAATTAAACCATTAGAAACTCCACCATTACAAACACCAGTGACTGATGAAACACCAACAACATTAATTGTATCACCATCAGTTGAAACTCCTGTAATTCTATTGAAACGAGGAACAGTTTCGCCAGGCACAGTGTAACTTACAATGTTGTTTGATGTGATAATACCAGCAAAGTTCTGTCCAGATGCGGTAATAATACCAGCATTTCCAGATGTATTACTTAATCTAAAATTACCAGATGTTAAACTACTAAGTCTAACAGTGTTATCAAGTAAAAGATCAGCTTCAAATGTTGAAACACCAACTGCACTCTTTACAGATTTAACATCATTAAATGTAAAATCATCAACTTTAGTAATGATTCTTCCGTTTTGAACTCCGTTAATTAATATTGATTCATCTTTTAGGAATATACCATTTACGTCTATCAAACTAATATCTGTTACGTTTGTACCAGCAGATCTAATAAATCCTGTTGCACCACTTCTTACACCTTGAATATGAGTTCCAAGTGTTACAGAAGTAATTGCAGTTCCAACTTTAATGTTTGTAAATGTTTTAACATCAAATAAACGAGTTTCAAATTGAGTTTTTTTATTTACAAAACTTGAAGACTGTGCTTTAAAATCATAAAGTCTTGCAAGTCCAATTTCAGCACCACCACCACCTCTTCTTTTATCAAGTAATGATACAGTAGCAGTAGTTCCTATTCCTAAACTTGGAGATCCAAAAATATTATTTACAAATAATGGATTACCTGTTGAATAAGTTACTGCTTCTTGTTCAATTGTTCTTGTAGTTCTTGGTTTTGGAACGTCAATAAAAGCAGTTGATATTCTTTCAATTTTATATCCTTTTACATATGCTACGCCAGGTGATACTTGAACTGTTAATAAATCATCAGATGGTGTATTTCCCTGTGTTGTTTTTTGTTCTGATGTGTATATTCCCTTATTTCCGATCTGATCATTTAATGATTCTTTTATAAATGTCTCAAAAGGTTTGACATAATAATCACCAGATTCATCAAAAGTTCTTGCAGCTAAAGTATCGTTAATTAAATTATATTGAGTCTCATTTACAAATGTCTGTAATTCGCCATTCTCAACACGAGCTATCTCGATAAAGTTTTGATCATTTATATCATCAAGAGATTTTTTTGTTAAACTAATATTAATCTTAAGACGATCAGCGCCAGGTGCTGCAAAGTTTGTAAATCCTGATGCATTATCATTTAACGATGGATCTTCATCAGCACTAATAAAGTTCTCTTGAACATCAAATCCAATACGGAATGATGGAGTTGAACTATATTGATTTAAAATTAAAGTTTCGTTTTGAACTTGTGCAAAAGTTCCTCTAACAAAATATACACCTTCTCCGATTGACATTGCAGATCCAATCGCAGTCGCACCAAACGCCAATGTATTTGCAAATGGTTCATTCGCAGCAATAACACTTGCACCAAAAACAATATCTTTATTTGCAAACAAACTTTCTCCATCACTGAATGTTTCAGTGGTGAAGTCATCACCAGATTTTTCATATTTAATATAAAGAGTTAAATTCCCTCTATCAGAATTTAACTTTGATAATATTTTCTTAATTGTCGCTGTAACACCAGATCTTGCACCTGTGATTCTTAAACCAACTAATTGATCTGTATATAAAGATACTGGAATACCTAAAAATGCATCCTCAACTTGAACACATGTAAAGTTATTATCATAACTTAAGTTGCCAGGAATTACCTTTGAACCCTCTTTGAAAAAGTGAGTACCAAATTGTTCAATCTGATTTTGTAAAATCGATTGTAACGTGCTTAGTTCTCGTGCTTGAACTGGAGATCCAGGCTTGAAAAGAACTTTGTAAAAATTTTTATCTTTATCAAAATCGTCAAAGTAAGGGCTGACGTTTAGATTGGTTTCCTGTGGCATGATTCTTTAAAATTCCAGTACGATCTTGATGTCTTCTTTCTGTTGAGAACTGCGAGTTACGGCAGCTCTGTTATCGACGTAAATTATATCGCCGCTATATTTTTTAACTTCAGGATTAGCAACACCTTTCACAAAACTCATCCCTAAATTAAATGTCCTACTATTTATTGAGGTAGAGAGACCAGGCGATAGAGATGTTCCAAAATTAGTATCTATATTTAGATTACTTGTTCCACCAAATATTGTTGTTCCCGCTCCAGTTGCAGGGTCAGCATTAAATCTAAACAATTCAAATCCATATGTAGGTGCATTTCCATCTGTTGATATTGCAAGTCTTCGATCTTGCCAATATTTAAGAACTCCTGTTGTTGCATCATAATTAATCACTCGACCAACAGCAGTTGATCCAATACCAATTTCCTGAGTAACTTCTGAGTCAGCAGTAAATGTTGTGGTTGTTGATCCAGCACCAGTAAGTTTCAGTGCATAAACAGCACTCGCTTTTGATAAAGTTAATTTATTCTCTGATCCAAAAGCAAGAGGATCACGACAAAGACCAACACGAGAGAACTGGTTTCCTGTGATAAAGTCTGGGTTAGAAGTATCGTTTTCTAAACGAGAGTAAATTAGAACACGGTTTGCACCAAGTTCTCGATACACATCAGCACCATGTCAATCTTGAGGTGGAATAATAACATTAAATGCAGCATCTGTTGAACCCGATGGATTAGTCAAACCAACATCAGTCAATCCAACAGAACCAAATGT